GCTAAAGGCAACATTGCCGCAGCCATTAATGCAATTCCTGCAGCACCTGAACCAGCATCAGCCGTAGCATTTGCCACGAGCATAAAAGCTGATAAAGAAGCCGCAACTGTTAATAAACTATTTCCCAAAGCATCGGGATTTATTGCACTAATCTTTGTTAATGCATCTGCTAGTATTGATATACCAACAGACATAAGTACTATGGCTGCACCGGCTTTAACAACGCCTTCAGTAGGCATTTTATTTAAAGCAAATGCCAAAGATCCTAATAATGCACCTACACCGATTAACCCTTTAATTAATTCGGGCCATGGTATAGCTCCAAGTTTTGTCACTGCATTGGCTAATATAGAAATACCAAAAGCAATTAATAATATCGAAGCTCCTGTGCCAGGATCAATAGTTTCCAAATGTTTAGATACGGCTGTTAAAGCATTTAGCATTGCAATAACGCCAATCATGCCTTTAACTAATGACCCCATATCGGTATTACCTAATGATTTAACAGAAAAACTCAATAGGCTAATAGCCATCGCCATTAATACTAATGCTCCAGCACCTTTCGCCAGATCGTTATTAAAACTAGCAAATTCAGATGCGACTTTAACTAAAGCATTAAGCATTAATACAACAGCGATCAAACCCTGTGCAAGATCTTCAGGTTTCATAGAACCCAATATAGCAATGGATGCTGCAAATAATAACATAGCTACGCCAAGAGTTTGTATAGCTATTGCCGCTGCAGTAAATTTCGGAATAGAACTCTGTTCAAATTTTGAAACTGTCGTGAGCATTTGTTCCATTGTTTTTAGAATTGCCGCGACTGCGCCAGTTGCTTTTGCCAATTTACCGACATCAATAGATGATAATATAAGCAATGCAAATGACAATTCTAATAATGCTATAGCAATGGTTTTTAATGAATCAAGTTTTAATCTATCAGCGATTGAACCAAGTACATCAGTAAAATCGCTAAGAATACTGGCTATTTTTGAAAGACTATGAACTTCGCTAAAACCCTTTTTAAAGTCTTTAAAAAAGTCAAGAATTTGTTTCAAATGCGTTAATATACCAACGGTACCTATTACCTTGCCCATATCAACGCCAGAATCTGTAGAAAATGCATCAACTATGCCATGCATAAATTCTTTAACTTTTTCGACAATTCCATCCAAAAACGATATATCGCTAGTTCCAAACAAACCAGCTTTTAACGTGTTGAATAGATTTTTCAGAATATCACCAAAACCAGCAATAATCCCACTGTCTTTAATAACTCGTATAAACCCAGCTATTTTTTCAGCAAATATTTCAATAATATCTGCCAATGATTTAACTTCTTCTTTACCACTTGCTAGATTTAGCAAATGATCGCCAAAGCTATTTAAATCATCGCCTATATTTTTAAGAAAATCACCAACGTTGTTAGCTGATGGTAATAACTCTGCAAATATAGTCGCTAAACCATCCCAAGCAGCATTGAATGTATTGGCGATAAAAACACCTATAGCTTTTACAATCTTAAATATTCCCGTAAAGACACTAGTTAAACCAGTCATTTGAGATTCGTTTAACTGTAACACATCAGATAGTGAGCGTAATTTGTCAACCAAATTTATAACAAATGTAGCAGCATCAAGTAACGACGAGCCAAAAACAGTAGAAAATGCACTAGTGAGTGGTCCTAATACACCTAAAATTCCTTCTATAACGTTCAGTAAAATTTGTCCAATATTTTCTAACATTCCACTAATATCTAAATTGGGAATGTTCTTTGTAAGCTGTAAGAAGAAAGTATTTAATCCAGAATAATCAACATTTTTAGATAAAACATCAAAGAAATTATTAAAATCCGTTGCCAAATTCGAGAAAATACCTTCGAATATACTGATTCCTCTATTATCATGCGTTAAATCATATAAAAATTTTGAAAAATCAGATAATTTATCGCCAACTTTACCTAACATAGTAGATAAAGTCTCACCACTAGGAATTATGTGATTAAATACTTGGCCCAATCCGTCAAATGCTGACACTAAAAAATCTATCTTTATGGAAAATAGTTCTTTTAGAACGTCTATTAATCCAGTAAAAAATGATGTTAATCCTTTAGCATTTCCATCAATTTTACCGCTAAATTGTTTTCTAAAAGCATCGCCAAAAGCTGAAAAACGAGAAGTTACAGAATCAAGTATTGAAATAATATCTGTAAGATTTTGTAACTTAAATATAGATGAAAAAGCTGACGACAAAATAGTGCCTAATCCTGAAAAAAGTCCAGCAATACCGTCATACCCTTTTCGTAAAGCTCTTGCTAAATCAGTAAATCTTATACCAAGATCTTTAAGAAATTTAGTCGGACTTCCGTCTTTATTGGTTAATGCCTTTTTCATACCTATTGTAAAATTTAAAAAATCATGACTTAATTTTATAAGTTTTTTATCTGTTATAGCAATATTAGATACTAGATTATCTTCTTTGGCATCGCCCAAAAAGCCTTTATGAAAAGCTTCATCAGCCTTAATCATTACTTCAAATAATGATTGAAAAGAATTTCTAAAGCCTTGGATAATCGCTTCACGTCCACCAAGTTTGCTCATGTCCATGGAGTCGACAATTTTTCCGCTTGCATTTTCTATTAATTTGCCGTCTTCATTGTATGAATACGCAGCGGCAGACCATCCTTTTAAAACTTCGTTTCTAGCATCAGCAGATTTTCCGATATAAAGATTTAAAATATCAGAAATCTCAGTCCATAACATCTTGGCTTGCTCAAAATCGCCGATTATGTATTCCCACGATTGAGTCCAACCAGACTGTAATGCCTCTTGCACCGTTTCTAATAACTGATGAAATGTCTTTACTTTTGTTGCAGCTTCTGTAGCTGCTGTACCCATACTAAGAATATGATCAATTTGTTCCGGACTAAAACCTTTTTCAGCCCATTTGGTTCTAAGATTTTCTTCCTCAGTTTCATCCAATTGTTTTATAGAACCAGTAAGTTCTTTTATCTGCTGATCAGAATATCCACGCGCTTTCCACAATTGTTGCATTTGTTGAACTTGCGATTTGGTGTATCCTTCTGATCCAGCTGTAAATTTTTCAAGTGTATTAGTTAGAACCTCAGAACTGATCCAGCCAGAACTTAAAGATTCTCTAAATGTCATACTTCCATCTACTAATTTTTGAAATTGCTCGTCAGCAACGCCCATAGCCTTTGCAGTATCGATAAGCTCATTTTGAAATAGCTTACCGCCCATACCAGCATTAACTACAGAATTCCAGTCCTGAAGTTTTACAGAACCAGCAGCAATAGCCTGAGAAAGCTGATACATTGCAGTTGACGCTTGCTGAGAATTTGAACCAGACATAGCGGCCAGGTTTGCAATACCCTTAATAGATGTTGCTGCTGTATCAAGTTCAACACCGGCTGCAGTAAATGTACCGATGTTACGCGTCATCTCTGTAAAATTATAAATGGTCATATCAGCATATGTATTAAGATCATCTAATACGCCATTAATTTTTTCAATTCGATCGTGCTCAGTCTCTAAGCCTTGTTCTTTTAAAGCGTCGCCAGTATTGGCTAGAATAGTTTGAACAGAATTTATCTGAGTCTCATACTCCGATAAACCAGACTTTATAGGATCTATTGTGACAGCTTTAACTAATTTACTACCAGTATCCAAAACTTTATCAGTTATACGTTGAAGAACTCGAGTAGCAACTACTTCTAAAGCATTAAAACTATCTTGTGTTTTATAAACACTCTCGTATAAAGAATCCATTCCGATATCTTTTACGCGAGTACTAATGTTTTCCAGTCCTTTGCCAACACCAGAAAACTTCAATGATTCTTTTAATTTTGCTATTGACGATAATGTATTTCCAACTTTTTGCTCAAAACCATTATTATCAAAAGCCATTTTAATGGTAGCAAAATCCATAATACCGGGAAGAGAAGGCATTAGAGTTCAGACACCTCCTTTATTAAATCTTGTTTTAATCCCTCAAAAATGTCTTTTAAAACAGGATTTATGTAATCGATACCTCTAACATAACCACCTTGTCTGGTACCGTGTCCATACTGCAAAATGATTGCAATATTTACTCCACGATTAGTATTCGTATTTGCCCATTGTATTTCGTATTGATCACCATTTTTTACTACACGATATGTCCAAGATGCAGCTGTTTTTCCAGTTCTTTTGGGAGTAGCATTGGCTAATTCGGTAACTCCTTTTTGCCCATAGCTATCCAGTATAGACATAAATTTAATATTTTTTAACTTTTGTAACCTTGCTACAGTTTTAGACAAATCTCCTTGAGTTGTAATACTAATCATAGCTATCCCTTTGTCTTTAACATTTTACGTCTAGCGGCATTAATGCTCCTATTTTGCTCGGCAATTTCTCTATTACTCATTTTCTTAGTATCATTTTTTGCTTCACAAACTTGAATGAGCATCAACAATCTATTAATATGCCATTTCTCACAAGAAAAAGGAATGTTATAAGCAACCATCCAATAATAAATCAACTCTGATGTTACAGATTCTCTATGACTAGATGTTTTTCTATTATGAATAGTAGTTGCTGTCATTGGACTATTGATGTAATCACTAATTTTTTGAATATGTTCTGAAGTCAACGCATTGTAAACGTTTTTCGAAACTGAATTAATCGTCATGCAACGTATATAATCTAAAATTTCAGCAGAACTATGTGGTTCTTCACCTTTATTCAATAAAAAACGTTTACACCATTTTGACTCCCATTTTGAAATCGATAGTAAAGAATGCTCCAGTTTTAAAACCGTTTCGTTCACCATAATAAATGTTTGTGTAGATTCATCAAACAATTCGGTTTTAGGTATTAAAAGCTGGAGCATTCTACTATCCAATCATCTTATGGCAGATTAAATCTTGCCAGTTTGTTCATAATCCCTAACTTTGTCGAGTATCATGTTCTTTGCATTACCATTGGTACTTTCTTGTAATTCAGCCGGCATGATACCAACCATAAATTCTGCAGCATAATCACTATTAGTCATAAGTTCCATATACAGAATGTCAAATGCCGGGTTTTCCTCAAATGATTTACGAATTTCGGGATTCTTGACAAATCGCTTACCGTCAGGGGATTTCTCGCCATATGCCTTAAGAATGACATCTTTAACTACTTTGATTATCATTCCAGGATCATTCGAATTAATCATAGTGGAAAATGTCTCTGTTAAACTAGCACCAGGTCCAAACCCGTATTCAAGCTCAATGCATTCAACACGAGTTAGATTGAAATAAAAATCTTCAGTTCTTTCTGCGCCATTCCAATCAGTATATGTAATAGTCTTCTTAAGCATATGAACAAAACCTTTCATCTATTTTTTTACTTAAAATTGTTTAGTTTCCGGTTCCAGTTCCAGGCGTAGTAGTCTTTCCACCAACAATGGTAATAATTTCTGCAGGAAGCGGCAAACGCGGAGGATTCTGAGTCGTACCATACAGAATATCCTCCAAATTCTTCAGCTTAGTCGAATCAGTAATTGTAGAATCAATATCCAACGTTGCCGTAGGCTTATAGCCATCCACTTCCACAGGAGTAGTACTGACACTCCAGCTAAAGCTAATAGCTTCCGGAGAATCATTAACAGTAGCATAGCTACGATCCGACGGTGCAGCAAAGCAACCATAAACTAGATGGAGCTTATAACCATAATCGGTAGCTTTCTGATCATTGCCAATAAGTGTACGATAACAAAAACCGAACTGCTTACGAGGTTGCTGACCAATAGTAACACCAGTAGCAATTGCACGACTACCGTCACAATCCTCAAACTCATCAGGATATGTGTATGCCTCTATGGACAGAGTTGCCTCTTCCGTAGAAATAAGATTCAGATACTTAATGTTATCTGCCCAAATAGGAGATGGCTCACCACCACTAGCAGACTGACTAACACCAGTAAGACCATTCCATGCGACGCCTTCACCATAAGGATCTGTCGCATCAGTAATAGTATCTTTAATCGGATACAAAACACCACGATCTACGCCAGTTTCATAAAAACGCTGACCAGCGACATCCCAAACTAACTTAGACATAGATTAACCCTTCCTAAAAATAAATACTAAAAGCATCATGATTTAAATCATCGGCAGCATAAGAACGATCATAGGAACAGTAAGGAAGTTCCATAATCTGACTAATAAACCCACTTTCTGGCGATCTTCCTATAAGCGTAATCGAATACCGAGTCATACTTTTATATTTAATATTGTCCGCATATCTAGTCTCGATATCGGATCTTTCATATATGATGCATGGATATGAGAGTTTAGTATTAGATGGAGGTTGAAAATAAACATTACGAGATCCTAGGATGTTCTCCAACTTCTTCTGAAGTTCCAACCGTCGGTCCATTATAAACACCCCCAATACTCAATATCAATCGAGGAAACTCAACATCGACATTAGTAATACTCCAATATCCACCAAGCCATTTTAAATAGCGAACATTGTTTAAATGATTGCTAAAATAAGGATCGGCTACTATAGAAATAGTATTAGAAATATTAAGATTCGGATTCACACTATCGCTGTTATCCCAACGTTTGGTATTGCGTTGAATGTCGCCTCGATAGTTTCGTTCGACAGGAATTTCAACCCAAATTCCAGATCCTTCAGGATTCTCGACAGTTTCGACAAATCCTATTGGTCCATAAAACATTCCCATGTAGCCGATCCTTCTTCCATTTTGAATTGATTAAGGATTAACTATTACCGTTGCCGCCAGTAGTCGCAGGATGCTCAACCTCAAGAGCAATAGCACTATAAGGCTTAGTAAGAGCACCAGAAATACGAGTCTCGATCAGATACTTCATCTGGTTGTAATCGATGTCGAAGTCATCAAAGAGCGAAACCGCGCCACCCTTATCAGCACCAACAGTATAATCAATCGGGTTAACAATAAGAGCCTTGAGATCCATCGTAGCAGCAGTAATACCAGCAGTAGCATCAGCAGCACGAGTACGAGTAACATTCTCGAGAATCGGGCACTCGACAATCTTAGAAACACGAAGAGCGGCCTTAAGCTCATTCTCGTCCTTATAAAGACGACGTCCGATGCCATCCTTAGCCAGCATTAGATCAGAAATAACCTCATTGGATGCAAACATCCAAGGAGTACCGGAACCCTTGTAATCCTTACGAGCACGGACTGCAGCATCAGCAATCTTACTAGCCTTCTGATCCTCAGTATCATTGGCGCCATACGTGATCTCATAATGGATAGTATAGACATCAGTATCCTGGTAAATAGGACGAATCTTATCTTCCTTAATCTTATCAGGATGCGTGCTACCACGGCCATCGCTAACAAGAATAGCGCGGCAAATCTCCTCATTAAGCATGACGCGCATTTCCTGCTTCATCCACGCAATAACATCGATATCAGTAATATCGATAACATCATCACGATCAAGCTTCTGCTTCTTATAAATAGTCTGCGGACTAGTCTCACGAGACAGAAGAACAATAACTTCCTCGGCCTTCAGATTACCCTTAACATAACCCCTCGCGCGAGCCTCCGCACCAGTAATATTAGCAGCAGTAGACTTGATACGAGCGAACGGAGTGCGCTTAATGCCATTCCAAAGCTGATCAACCCAACCCATGTCGCGAGAAATCATCTCAGGAGTGGGCGTGACAAGCTTAGCCTCGGGGAACAGAACATCGAGATTAGTAATACCATGGGCGAGGAATACATCGCGAAGAGAATTGGCGTTATAAGCATCCTCCATAATAGCGTCAAACTCGTCGTGGGTAAGAATATCCTCGTCATCATAATAAGCGTCATCGAAAACGTTATGCTTCATGTCAAAACCTCCATCATAAAGTGCACTATGCTCTACGTCATTGTCTTCAGCAGTCTGACCAATCAAGAAATAGACCATGTTCTTTTGATCTTCGTTAAGTGTGTTCCACACATCTTCAATAGTGGCGTCATCGTCAGCATGCTGAATATCATAATAATCATCATAATCATCATAATATGAATGCTGAACGTTGTCGTCTTCGTCATCTTCGTCGTAATTGTCTTCGTCGTAATCGTCTTCGTCGTAATCGTCTTCGTCGTAGTCATCATCGTCAGCATGCTCAAGAGCATCATTCACCGCATCTTCGATAATGTCGCCGATAGCCTCTAACTGCTCGTCACTAAGATCATCAAGAACGTCATTATCATCAACGTCGTCTAATGCTCCGTCAATTGCTGCATTAATAATATCATTAACGGCATCGATTTGCTCATCGGTAAGCTGATCAAGAACGTCGTCTCCCACTTCATCCTCCTCATCTTCATCCGCATGACTAATATACTCAATAGTATCCGGCCCAGAATATATGACTGCTTCGTCATCTACATCCGTATAAGTACCATCAGCATGCGCAAAACTAATATTTTCAATATATGCGCCCGGATTCGCACCAGCAAGAACCAAACTTACTTCACGAATGACTCCATGGACAACATCGCTGCCATACTGCTTAAGACGATTTGCATAAATAGACATAGCCGAAATATCGCCATGCTTAACCATCTCTTTAGCATGCTGACCGGATGGTGTATTATTAAAAGTCGCATAGGCATACACGCCATCGTCACGATTTTCAAGAAGCGCGTGACCCAGAACATTCGTAGGATCAGAATGAACATGCTGCCAAACAAGCGGCACAACCTGCCCATCATTCTCCTTAAAAGCATCGTGACGGATTACGCGACCATCTGCACAACGCAGATCGTTCTTAGTGGCGTAGCCACAAAAATCGTAATCCATATATTTCCTTTCACAAAAATTTGAGATTTTAATAATTGAAATGCTATCTTACTTTTGTATACCAATCTTGTGTATGTATTAGTATGACCAAAGCAATTTAAACATTTCAATTAAACAATCTCTAATAAGACTCTATATCATTTTGATCGTTTTCATCGAAATTGTTATTTAAATTTTCAATAGATTCTATTGACTGAGAATTAACAGCATTAGGATCAATTTTGTTTATTGGAATGTTCTTGTTAATCAATTGATCGGAACGTTCTGAATCATTTGGCTTAAAGCCCAATATTGATCTAAACTCATTAGCTGATAAAATTTCATTACGACTTAATGAATTGGCCATCTCGCCAACCTCGGTCGGAGTAACCATATCAAAAGCATCGATAAAATATCCGATCTTTTGTCCTTGTGTTCTAGCTGTAGGAGTTAAAAATTTCCTAGTGAACTCCAATTCGATCAAATCTAAAATAGGTTTAAGAACTTTTTTATTATAAATAAGTTGTTGCTCTTGATTAGCAACGCCTTTAAAAACATCGGCACTTATTCCTATCTGATTATAAAGTTGATCAGTAAGTGTCTGAATTTGCGTTGGTAAATCGTTTTCGAGAGAACGATTCAAAGGCGTAACTTGTTCCGCTTGATCAATATATGCTATACCATACTTAGAATTAACCAACTGATCTTCAATTGTTTTTCTACGTTCTTCAGCTTGTGCTACACGAGTCGGAGATTTTAAAGAATATGGTAATTTAATAAACATGTTAAGTTTAGTAGAAGCCTTTTGGCCATCAATCTGATCGAGCAGATTCATCTTGTATACAAGTCGTTTTAATGTAGAATTTGGTTCATTCATGATTGAATAAAAAGGATTTTCAAGAATAGCAACTTTTTCTTTTGGTAAAGTAATCTGCTCCTGAGAACCGCTACGCTCATTGTATACTTCCATTTTGACGTAACTCGGTTCCCAATTGATAATACGTCCAGTTCGAAGAGAAAGAATGTCAAAAGCTTTACTTCGATCAAGGCTTCTATCTGTATCAATAGGAACTGCTGCAACAACACCTTCATCAAGCATTGACAAAATTAAATCTAGCCAAAAATCACGTGATGTTTGGTCAAGATTAGCAGATAATGTTATGCATTCGTTTAATCCAGACTTAATAGTCTCAAGGTATCGTCCATTACTGTCTGTTCTAATATGCTGTATCTGAACAGAAGCTATGTCGTTAGCAATTCTGTTGAAAATAGTGTTAAGAATTGAACGATCGTTATTAAATCTAAGTCGATGACGATCATTCCTATAAAAGCTAGAAGATCCAAAATTACTATAACTAGTATGCACATAATGTTCAGCAGTTTCTTCTTGCCTTTTTGGTTCAGACTGGAATGCATTCCAAGCACTAGCAAAACGATCTTTTAACGACATTAGTCACCTCCTAACTATAAATCCGAATAAACTTTTTCTAATTACTTAATCTATTAACTCGATGATTATAACGATTAGCTTGAATCGTATTATATACCTGATTACCTGCAGCAGCTAGATCAAGATATGATGTCGCTACTCTAACACCAAGATTTTGTTTTCGAAGATGATCGCGCAAAGCACTATCTCGTCCAGCAGCTCTTTGATACTTAGTAGCTTTAACCTTTGCTTTAGCGATTCTATCAGCATTAACCTTTTGCTTATATCTTTGTTTAGCATCTTTTTTAAGTTGACGTCTAGCTTTTATGGTAGCTGCAAGTTGTTTGCCTGCTCCAACTAAAATACCGTCTTCATTTCTAGGACGTCTGATACCCCATTTCATTCCTTTAATACCATGATGATAAAGTTCATCACGCCAGGAATATTCGCTTCCATTTTGAATTTGATCCCGATAAGAAGGAATGTATTCCATAACCCTCCCTTCGACTACTCAAACATATCACGATGAATCTTATAAGCAACATAAGCATCCATCATAGCAGCAACACTATCTATCTTTTTATCATTGCGCTTTTTAAGAAGTTTACGATTACCATTTGTATCTTCTAGAGTGATGCAATTTCCCATGCAAAATGACATCAATTCTTGATCAAATAAAAGTAAGCGTTCTTCTGCTAAATGTTTCAAATCGCCTAAGGGCACAGATTCTGTTCTAGCTCCCTGAATTACTTTTTCAATGCCATAAGGCCCGTTTTCCGTTTCCCATCTAGCGACAAAATCTTTTGCATTATATGGATCGAAGCCGAAACATACAACATCATAATTAGAATTAATTATGTATTCGTCAAGTTCTTGATAAACTTCCATCATATCAAGAACTGCTCCTTCTAAAACAACAAGACTGCATTCTTTAATAAATTCCTCATACTTTTGTCGCATAGCTAACGGTAACTTTTTGATAGCTAACTCCGTAACATAGCATCTTGTTTTTACGCCAAATGCACCATCTCTAAGAGGAAACAAAAAGGTGAAAGCACAAAAGTCATCTCCTTGAGATAGATCTGCGCCAAGAGCACAAGGCATCGACCAAAAGTCATGTTGTCGATGCGGAAGAGTTTCTTCGTAAGTAAAGAAATACGTGTACCCTTCCATAGGAATACCAAAACGCTTAGCAAGAATATCATTACGGGTTGACGGATTTTTTTCAGCACGCTCAACATCTAATTGGTAAACCTCATAACTAACAGTCTTACCAATATTTGGTTGAGCCTTCATCCACATTGCTGGATCAGCCACTTCTTTAACATCATCTAGTTTGTAATACCAAATCGATACGTGTGGATTAACGTATTCTCCTTTAAGGATAGACATTAATTCCATTTTGATTGTATCACCGGCACTATTTCGAACAGTTCCCTCTGATGATGTCGCTATGATCAAATAGTCATCGTTCTTTGATGCACCTTGCTCAATAGCGCCAATAACATCTTCTCTAATATCTCCAGAAAGCCACTCATCAACTGTGGCAATTCTACAACGAGATCCCTGCAACTTATCTATTGACATAGGTCGTGATTCAATGATAGAATTAGTTAAAAAGTTTTCAATACCTTTTTTGGTAGAAGCAAGTTTTGGCCTGTTTATTCTAGATCCTGTTGTATTATTAATAGAACCTTCTGTTAAAAACTTAAACAAAGGTCCTCGTGATCTAGCTAAAGCTGTTCTAATAGGAGATAAAGTTTCTTCAGATTGTCGAATAGTAGGTGCTGTAACAATTTGATTCGTAGTTGTAGAATCAACTGCTACATAGTATGACTGTATGGAAGCAGCATACATAGATTTAGCAGCACCTCTAGATACTATCAAATATTGTTTATTGGTGAGTCGTTTCTTAATAGACTTGCGTACATAGTGTCCACCATGTCCATCAGCATATGGCTCCCAAACGGATCCTTCTACGAAGTAATACCACCCAAAAACCTGTTCGCCCCACAGTTTAAAAGTATCCAAAAGATTTAAATCAGCACCATCAGTTAGAGTAAGTTCATTGTTGCAAAACTTAATCCAACCCTCAACTGCTTGATCATCATAAAAAATTCCGGGATTTGCAATGAGGTCGTCGATACGATTCATTTCCATAGAAATTTCTTCATTAACTGGAATCTCGCCTCGAATAACAGCATCTCGAAATAGGCCGTAATACTTCGGAACGGCCGTATTAGATAGGCTCATATACAGCCGCACCTCTTTCTCATTTTTTATTGATTGTTAGGAATAAGCGTTCCATCCTCAACATGCCATCCCTTAATATTAACTGGATATCCCTTTTCAGCAAGACGCTTATTAGACCTTGCTGTCATAGCATTAGTAACATAAGCAGCAGTACCAGCAGTAACAATGGCGCTCAATGCTTGACTACCATAACGCTCCATATAATCCAAAGCTTTTTTCTTACCTGGCCTAACAGTTTGCGCAGTAAGATCTTTGAGTTGTTTTTCTCGCTGAAGACGAAGAATCTGATTCGTTAACTCCTCGTCACTTAATAATGCAGAATTTTTAGCATTCCATGAGCGCTGACGTGTTGCTTCTTTACGAGCAATTTTATCATTTTGACGAGCACGTCTTTCATCTGCTACACGCTCACGACGTTTACCAGCATCGGTATAAGTACCATCAGAATTCTGATACCGACGGATACCCCAATGCATGCCTTTAATACCATGATGGTAAAGCTCATTCATCGGCATCACTTCCATTTTGAATCACTTACGCCGTTTAGTTTTTCTACCAGAGCGAGTACTAACTACTCCTCCACCAGCTCTACTACGAAGATAGCTGGCACCACTACGAGCATTAGAAACAGCATTACGAATACCGCCCTGAGCTCTAAAGTCATCATATGCTTTTCCGGCTCGAGTATTTGCTAAGCGATTCCTAGCATCTGCTGTACGATCACTTACACTATCTCTAACTCGCCCAGCGGCTTTTCCAACACCACTACGAGCATTAGAAGCAGCATTACTAATACCACTACGAGCATTAGAAGCTGTATTACGAATACCACTACGAGCATTAGAAGCAGCATTACGAATACCGCCCTGAGCTCTAAAGTCATCATATGCTTTTCCAGCTCGAGTATTTGCTAAGCGATTCCTAGCATCTGCTGTACGATCACTTACACTATCTCTAACTCGTCCAGCTGCTTTTCCAACACCGCTACGAGCATTAGAAGCAGCATTACCAAGTCTATCGCGAGCATTAGAAGCCGCTGAAGAAACTCGACTAGTTGCTCCACGAGCAATATTTCTAGCAGCTGTACGACCACGAGAAATTCGTGCATCAGCAGAACTATTAATATCTTGAGCAGCTCTAGATAAACTGGTTCGATTACTACCATATCGAGCTTCTCTACGAGCATCTAATGTTTGCTGTCCTCTTTCAGCAAGAGCATTCAATCGATTTTTAGCACTATTACGAGCATTGGAAGCAGCATTACGAATACCACCCTGAGCTCTAAAATCATCATATGCTTTTCCGGCTCGAGTATTTGCTAAGCGATTCCTAGCATCTGCTGTACGATCACTTACACTATCTCTAACTCGTCCAGCTGCTTTTCCAACACCGCTACGAGCAGTTCGAGCTGCATTACGAATACCACCCTGAGCTCTAAAGTCATCATATGCTTTTCCAGCTCGAGTATTTGCTAAGCGATTCCTAGCATCTGCTGTACGATCACTTACACTATCTCTAACTCGTCCAGCCGCTTTTCCAACACCGCTACGAGCATTAGAAGCAGCATTACCAAGTCTATCGCGAGCATTAGAAGCCGCGTCACGAATTCCACTACGAGCATTAGAAGCAGCATTACGAATACCACCCTGAGCTCTAAAGTCATCATATGCTTTTCCAGCTCGAGTATTCGCTAAGCGATTCCTAGCATCTGCTGTACGATCACTTACACTATCTCTAACTCGCCCAGCGGCTTTTCCAACACCGCTACGAGCAGTTCGAGCAGCGCTGCCAAGTTTATCGCGAGCATTAGAAACTGCACTACGTGCTTGCTGACTTGCAAATTTTCTACCGGTATTGATGGTTTGAATAGTATTATTTTGACGAACAGCCGACGATACTCTATCTTTAGCATTACGAGCTGCACCAGCTACTTTGCTAGAACTAATTTTATTACGAGCATTAGATGCTGCTCTACGTACAGCTAATCCAGCATTTGTATCAGCCACACGATCGATGGCATCGCGGCCAACTTCTCGAGCATACCTAGCGTTAAATGCAGCATTTCGAGCAAGCTGTCCACCACTAGCACGATTAGCAAGATATGCAGCTCCGCCAACAACAGCCGCTGCACCAGCTACCTTTGCAGCAGTTGCAAGACGCTTTTTAGTCTTAGCCGACATACCCCCTCGAGAAGAACCTCCCGAAGGTCTAGATGATCCTCCAGAACCTTGTTGACGGCGCTGTGCCTTACCAGCATTGGTTAACGTGCCATCATAATTACGATAACGTCGAACACCCCACTTCATGCCTTTAACACCATGATGCATGAGGTAATTATTATCATAACTCATTGCATTACTCCAATCTTAATTACTACCCACTTACAACACCTCCACCATTATCGGTGTAAATGTTCATCCGAAATTCAAGTTCCGAAATACGATCTTTTATAGCCTCAGTCAATGATGCTGATGTTGGCGAATCAAAAACAAGCTTAGTTTTTAGAAATAGATAATCCAAAATAACATGCTTTGGAACAATAGTATCGAATGATCCCCATGTAGTATCAGCAGTAATGTAAAAAGGTGTTGATGGACCTATTCCAAGTTCAAACAATGCAAAAAAAGCAGAGTTGATATGCGTAGTTATGTCTATATCAAACTCCGTAACAGATGGTTCTATGCTAAGCATTCGCTTTACTTCTTCAAGAATTACATCGCTATCCTCAACCATCGTTACTACCTCCTAAATCGACACAACCCTCATAAATCCACCCTTCCGGATTTCGAACTTTATAAAATTTACGGTTTTTCCAATCATAAGACACTTCAGCAATGTCTATTTCTATAAAATCGCCAGCATTAACACTATCAAAAATTTTACTAGGACCGTCACGAATTCCGACAATCTCTTCGTCGCATAAAGGAATCCATGGGGCTCTCCTAATAGATGCTTTTCGACAATTAGCAATCGAAACTCGAACCCATGACATGGTAGTCCTTTCTTACCAAAGTTTAGTATCACCTGGCGATCTTGGTTTATAATCTTGTGGTAATAATGAAGCATCACCATAGTGAATGGCTCTATGGGTTTGCTCATCAGTACATACTAAATTATCTAAATCAAATAGTAAAGGATCTTCATCCTCAAGCATCTCAATCGATACCGGATTTATATGATGAATGTGGACTCTACCAAATAACGGATAATCTGGATGCGCTAGATTGCATGCACCATCTCGAATTATAACTTCGGATCGAATCGACCGCCATTTCTTACTTGTATAAAAAACTTGATTAAGATACCTACTAAAACCGAATGTATCTTCACCAACGTTTCCATATAATCTAAGATACTCAAAACGTTCATTTAATGTTTGAAAAGTTATCATTTCATGATAAGATTTAATCTTATTCATCTGAACTACCATTATATGATCTAAATGCAGCAAGTGCTTCAGCATACGCCTCGCTACTTTGCTTATTAGCATCTATAATCTCTTTCTTAGAAGCAAGCAATTGAACTTCAGCTTCTAGTTTCTCTTTTTCAAGCTGTGACTTAGCTGCACCCATCTTTAAAAAATGTACAATCTCTTGAGCAGATGCTGTTCCGTTGTCTATCCGCTGTTCAACAAGATTATACGCCTTTTCGATAAGCTGATTCTCACGATTTTCAAGTGATCTAGCTGGTGGAGCTGTTCGATGAGAAACTTCAATAGACTTTTCTCGTTTTGTCATTGTGTTTTCTCCCATATAAATATACTTTTTAAATGTTTTTCCATACTTTTTCGCGGAACTCTCTAAGTTTTTAAGGTGTTTTCACGTATAAAACTCTTGAAAGGAGATCTCAATAACAACATATTGAGAATTTTACTATGTGGAGAGGATAAAAAACAAAGAGAGCTCCGCGAAAAAGTATAGAAATGATTCCTTAATTAATCCCTCCGGGGAATTTTTAAAGAGT